AAATAAAGGCAAAAGCAAAAGACCGTAAAGTATTTTTTGTTTACGGCGGAACAGAAACAAATGATAGAGAAAGAATTAGAGCAATCACAGAAAAGTTGGACAACACGATTATTGTCGCTTCTTACGGGACGTATAGCACTGGTATCAATATTCGTAACTTACACAACATTATTTTTAGTAGCCCTACTAAATCACCTATAAGAGTTTTACAATCTATAGGTCGTGGTTTAAGATTAGGTGAGCAGAAATATACTTCGAAAGTTTATGATATATCTGACTATTTTACTTATAAAGAAAAGAAGAACTTTACAATCCAGCACTTTTTGGAAAGGATAAATATTTACAATGAACAACAGTTTGATTATGATATACACACGGTGGACTTGATATGAGAACTCCAAAGAAAGGAAGTAAAGTGACTACTAACCCTAAAGAGACTATTAAGAAGATACCAACACCTAGAATAGTAAAGTTAAATTCAGGTGAACAACTTGTTGCCATAGTAATGGTACAAGATAACTCAGATTTTATAAGATTAGAAGAACCTTACATTATACAGTTACACCCACATGACTTTTTGGGAGACTATATGATGGAAGAAAAGATGACAATTAAACCTTGGTTATTCAAGTCTAAAGATAAAGTAATATCTATACATAAAAATAATATTTTATGTTTTGCAGTTCCTACAGATGATATTTCTGAGTATTATATGAATATTCGTAGTGGAAAACTAAGACAATCGCCTGAAGAAATAAAGAAACACAGAGCCGCTGCTTTTGGTAAATTGTTAGACCAATTGGGCGATGTTGAGTATGACGAGACACAAGACTACTTAATGGGTAAGAAGACAGTACACTAAGGTAACTCTAAGGTAATCTATCTCTGAAGGAGGCACATGCCTATTATATACCATTTTGTTCAAATTGTCAAGCGCTTAAACCAAAAAAAATGAAAATAATTTATTACTACAAAATCTAGTATAACAGCTTGACTTTTTTACTAGATTGTGATATAATAGGGTAATATTTTAAAAAGGAATATAATATGAAAAATACACAACCAATCAAGGTTCCTAAAAAGAAAGAGCATTATGTCTCTAATAAAGAATTTTTAGTTGCCATGAAAGAATATAAATTAAAGTGTATAGCGGCAGAAAAGAAAAAGAAACCTAGACCACCAATAACTGATTACATTGGTGAGTGTTTTCTAAAGATTGCTAATCATTTATCATATAGACCAAACTTCATTAATTACACTTATAAAGAAGATATGATATCTGATGGTATAGAAAATTGTTTACAATATGTTTCTAACTTTGATCCAACAAAATCAAATAATCCATTTGCTTACTTTACACAAATAATATACTACGCATTTATAAGAAGAATACAAAAAGAAAAGAAACAAACAATTATTAAACAGAAACTAATAATGAAGTCTGGTTTAGATGAGTTAGTTTCACAAGAAGCAGATAATACAGAATATCAAAACGCATATGCTGACTTTTTAAGAAAGAATATGGTAGAGATAGCACCTGATAAACCAAAAGAAAAGAAACCAAGGAAGAAAAAAGTATCTAAACTAGAATACTTTATGCAATGAAAAATATTATAGTTGTGGGTGGTGGTAGTGCAGGCTGGATGTCAGCAGCTACACTCATTCGTACCTTTCCTGATAAAAATATAACTGTAATAGAAAGTCCAGATGTATCTACAGTTGGTGTAGGTGAAAGTACATTAGGTCATATCAACGGTTGGTTAAATTATCTCAACATTGAAGACAAAGACTTTATGCCTTACTGTGACGCTAGTTATAAGTTATCAATTAAATTTACAGACTTCTATAAAAAAGGTGCAGGTTCATTTCATTACCCATTTGGCAGACCATATTATTGGGACGATAAAGAAAGAAACAAATGGTACTTTAGAAAACAATTATTAAATTTACCTAATAGTGATTATGCTGAGTGCATGTCACCCAATGTATTAATTTCTAATGCTAATAAAATAAGTGATATTAATGATATTTTACCTAACTACAATTTTAAAACAGATACCGCTTATCATTTTGACGCCACTAAATTTGGTTTATGGTTAAAAGAACATTATTGTTTACCAAGAGGTGTGAAACATGTATTAGAAAATGTAAATCTTGTACAACAAAATGATAATGGTGTATCACATATCAATTCACATGAATGTGATTTAGTCATAGACTGTACAGGTTTTAAATCTATGATATTAAATAAAGTTGGTGGTGATTTTATATCTTACAATGATATATTACCTAATGATAGTGCATGGGCAACAAGAATGCCATACACAAACAAAGAACAACAACTAGAACCATATACAAATTGTACGGCGATAGATAATGGTTGGGTGTGGAATATACCTAGTTGGGAAAGAATTGGTACTGGTTATGTTTATTCAAGTAAATATATCAATGATGATGACGCATTAATACAATTTAAACAATACTTAGGTAGAGACGATTTAGAATTTAAAAACATCCGTATGAGAGTTGGCAGACAAAAAGAAATGTGGATAAAAAATGTATGTTCAATTGGTTTATCTGCCGGATTTATAGAACCATTAGAGAGCACAGGTCTTTTACAAACACATACGTTTATAATGAAACTAGTATCTAATTTAGAACGAGGTGATTTTTCACAATGGGATAGAGACACACACAACTTAGAGTGTAATAGTATTTTTGATGAGTATGTTACATTTGTTGCCATGCATTATGCCTTATCATTAAGAGACGATACACCATATTGGCAAGATGTAAGAAAAAGAAGTTTGGTACATTTAAAAGAAGTACAATCTTTAATGAATGCCAAAATGCAAGATTACTATTTTAACCCATTAGGTGGTATGCATTATATAGCAACAGGTTTAAATTGGCAGGCAGTATCATTATTAGATGTAGAACAATTATTGTATGACCCGGATACAAAAGAGATAAACGAAGAATGGACAAATCATTTAGAACAAAACAAACAAGATTGGCAAAAAATAGTAAATACTATGCCATCTTTATATCAATATTTAAAAGACAACATATATGAAAATCGCCCTAGTTAACGACACACATTTTGGATGTCGTAATGACAATCCAAATTACCATGAATACATGTATAAGTTTTGGCAAAAACAATTCTTTCCATACTTAGAACAAAACGATATCAAAACAATTATTCATTTAGGTGATATATTAGATAGACGTAAGTATGTAAACTTTAAAACACTTACTGATTTTAATAATAAGATAGTAAGTCAATTTAAGAAATATGATACACACTTTATAGTAGGTAACCATGATACCTATTACAAGAACACAAATGAAGTAAACGCACCTAAAGAATTGTTAAGTCAGTTTAAAGTTTATTCAGACCCACAAAAGATTACAATTGCAGGACATGATATATTGATTATACCATGGGTAACACCTGAAAACTACGATAGAACTAAAATGATGTTAGAACAAGAAACAGCAGACATTGTTATGGGTCATTTAGAGATTAAAGGTTTTGAAATGCATACTGGACATCATTCAGATGTAGGTGTAGAAAAAGAAATGTTTAAAAGATTTGAAACAGTATTATCTGGTCACTTTCATAAGAAGTCAGATGATGGTCATATATTTTACCTTGGTTGTCAATATGAAATGACTTGGTCAGATTATAAATGTCCTAAACACTTTCACATTTACGATACAGAAACAAGAGAACTTACACCAATACGAAACCCTTTAACAATACATCATAAAATATATTACAATGATGAAACTACAGATTATAAGAACTTTGATTTTAATGAATGTAATAACAAATACATTAAACTTATAGTAGAAAAGAAATCAGACTACTTTATGTTTGATAAATTTGTTGATGATATTTACCAAAAGTCTAATGTATATGATTTAAAAATTATAGAAGATTATTCAGACTTAGACGCTTCAACAGTAAATGATGATATAGTTGAAAAGACGGAAGATACACCAACTTTACTTGATACCTATATAGAACAAACAGATACGAATTTAAATAAAGATAGATTAAAAACCTTAATGAAAAGTTTATATACGGAGGCATTTGACTATGAGTAATTACGACCACAAATATGAATATAAAAATATGTACTTTGGTCCTTACATCTATCATTGTAAATTAGACCCACAATTTTGTAAAGATTTATTAGAACAAGGTGATAAAACTACAGATAGATATTTACAAGAAGACGGTACATATACTAATCAAATTATTAAAGATAGTTTAGCAGGTGATTTAAAAACAGGACATGAAAGACAATTTGATGGCAAACAACAAAGATGGTTTAATAAAAGTTTAAAAGATGTGTTTACACATTATACAAAAGAACGTATGAACTTTCATAACTATATTTTTGTACCAGATTATGTAATAGAGAACGTATGGATTAATTATCAACATGCCAATGAATATCAACCTGAACATACACATTCTGGTGACTTTAGTTGGGTAATCTATTTACAGATACCAGAGGGCATGAAAGCAGAAAGAGAAAATTATAAAAAGAAAGGTCCTGGTCCTGGTTGTATTGCATTTAGTTATGGCGAGACAAGTGGCAATCCAGATGTAACTTTTCCTTGGGTAACAAATATTCACATGGGAGTACCTGAAGCAAATGAAATGTATATCTTTCCGTCTCAGTTAAAACATGCTGTGCCACCATTTAAGTGTGATGGTGTAAGAATATCAGTAAGTGGTAATGGTGCGTTTCAAAGACCAGATAGTAAACTATATGTTATGGGAGAAAAAAGATACGAAGTATGATAGTATTTGAAAAGATTAAATGGAAGAACTTTCTTTCAACAGGACAACAAGGTATAGAAATAGATTTAAACAAAGACGAAACAACACTTATTATAGGTCATAACGGTGCAGGTAAGTCAACTATACTTGACGCATTGTGTTTTGCTTTATTTAATAAAGCTTTTAGAGATATAAAGAAAGAACAATTAATTAACAGTATTAACTTAGGTGGTACTGAGATAGAAGTAAACTTTACCATTGCACAAAACAAGTATAGAGTAGTACGAGGTATTAAACCTAATATATTTCAGATATACTTAAATGGTGAAATGATAAACCAAGAAGCAACTATAGCTGACCAACAAAAACATTTAGAGAATAATATACTTAAATTTAACTATAGAAGTTTTACTCAGGTAGTAATCTTAGGTAGTAGTACGTTTGTTCCTTTTATGGAATTAAAGTCACCACATAGACGAGAGGTAGTAGAAGACATTTTAGATATTAAGATATTTTCAGTAATGAATATGTTAGTTAAAATGCAAATCAAAGAAGTTACTGAACAGATAAGAGATATTGATAGAGATATACAAATAACAAAGAGTAAGGTAGAAACTCAACAACAATATTTACAAGATACAGGTAAACAGAATACAAAAGTTATAGATGATTATAATTCTAAGATAGAAGATAATAAACAAGCAATAGACAAGTATTCAACACATGTTGATGGTATCAATAAACAGATAACAAATATTAAAACAACAATACTAGATGAAGATAAGGTAAGACAACAAGTTAAGAAACTGAATAGTTTTGAAACACAATTTGAAAGTAAAGTAAATCAATGTACAAAACATAAGAAGTTTTATGAACTCAATGATAACTGTCCTACTTGTCAACAAAGTATTGACCCACAATTTAAATCAGAAAAGATTGCTGATGAAAACAAATCACTTATTAAATTTAATCAGGCATTAGCAGATGTTGCCAAAGAGATTACAACTAAACAAAATAGATTACAAGCAATTGCTAGTGTACACGAAGAAATAAAAGTATTAGAGATTGATAGTGTTAAGTATGAACAATCAAAAAATGAGTTACACAATATTAACACAAAACTGGCACATAATATTGAACAGTTATCACAACAAAGTGAAGACACAGGTAAAGCAAAAGGTAAGTTAGAAGAATTAGAAAATCAATTACAAGAATATGAAAAGGCAATAAGAACTAAAAAAGAAGAAACTGATTACCTACAAGCTGCAAGAGTAATGTTAGCAGATA